CGGAAGGCGGGGTGCTCGAATACGTTGTCGCGGTTCCACTCTACCACTGCCCAGTCGAATTGCTGCCGCCACGAGCCGGAAACCGTGAATCCAGTCGCGCTGGCCGCGCTCAGCGCGGCGACGGCCGATGGACGCTCGAAGTAGCACTGCAAGTCGCGATCGGGCCGCAGTTTTTCGAGCGTTTCGGCCATGGCGTCCTTACATCCGGATCGTCACCGTCAAGTCCCGGCCCGGGGTCGCGTCCGCGCTCTGGGGGACCGATGTGATGTTCAGGCTGACCTGGGAGCCGGCCGCCAGCGGCGCCAGGCCAAATCCGCTCACCACGTTCGAGTATTTCGAATCCGCCGCTATCGTCAGGCTACAGTACAAAGCGTCGTCCCGCCGGATTTCCAGTTGCACCGGACCGGCTGTCGGCGCCTCGTTCACCACCGCGAAGATCCGCCCCACCGAATGCGTCTCCGGCACGACCAGCGGCGGCGCCGCGTTCGTCTGGATGGCCAGGTACCCCTCCACCTGGATCGTGAATTGCCCGCCCGACAACGTGCGCAGGCCCCCGTCCACCGTCCCGGTGTAGCAGGCCGAGCCCGCCTCGCTGTTCCCTATCGCGTTGGTTACGAAAAGCTGCGCGCATGCGATCCGCGCGTCGGCCAGCAGGATCGGATAACTGAAGTTCCCGCTCGCCGGGCTCCCGAAGAAGTCCCGCGGAAACGCCACCACAAACACTTTGAAGGACAGGTGATACACCGGGGTCTGCGCGGCATGCGCCGCGGCCGTGCTCCCCTCGACGCCCCGCGTCACCCTGTATCCCAGGCCGCCGTTGAGCACTTCCTCGACCCGCACGATCTCAAACTCGATCTGCACCAGGCTGCCCACCGCCCCGCTGCCGGCTTGCGTCAACCCGATCGAGGTGTCGGTCTCTCCAACCGCGCCGCTCAGCAGCACCTGCGAAGGGCTGCCCAGCTCGTTCCAATAGTCCAGCGTCAGCGTAGCCGATGAGATCGTGCGCGTATTGGTCAGCTCGGCGAACGCGATCGTCATCAACTCCACCGAGCCCCTGCCCCGCGGCGCCAGTCCGAACACCGGCGTCCCGGCCACCTCGGCGTCCAGCGGCGCGCCCGCTCCGCTGATCCGCCACCGCGTCAGCGGCGAAAGCTCCCAGGCGCACTCCGTGTCCTGCGCGTTCGCCGCCCTCCCGGAAACGTGCAGGGTGACCCCCACTCGCGTCGGGATTTCGAACTCCACCGGGCTGCTGCTCCCCGCCGCCCCGAAGTGCCATCCCGATTCGGCGATCGCGAAATAGCTGGTCGTGTCCGGAACCACGTCCCACTTCCGCCCCACCGTCAGCGTGGTGGCGGTGTTGGACGCGATCGCGCGCTCCTGTCCCGCGCCCTTCCCTTTGGTGATCCGTGCCACCATTCCCTGGAAGCCGTTCACCGCCATCCCCAGCGTCGCATCCCCGATCGTGTCGCTCGAGTAGATGGTCGCGGCGCATTCCGGCTGCAATTCCAGCCGCCAGTAGAAGTTCGCGTGATCGTAGTTGGCGTCCGGGGGCGGCGCCAGCGCGATCGCCGCGCCCACATCGGTGAACGCCGGCGCGATCGCCTGGTTCGACGCGATCCGGAACAACTGCTCCGGCGTCGGCCCCCGGTACACGTTGAACGCGGTCGTATTCGCACTGAAACTCAGCCCCGTGAGCGTAACCCGGTTGGTGTTGGTTCCCGGCGGAATCGTCGCCCGCACGATGAACGAAAGCCCGCTCGCAGCTCCGCTCGCGTCGGTCGCCGTCACGGCGTAGTACAGGGTCTGATCGCCCGCCAGACTTCCACCTGTTTGGTCCGCCTGCGCCGACAGGCTCACGATCGGTATTCCCAGCCCCGACATCGCCGGCGGCGGCGGCACGATGAAACCCGCCGCCAGTGTCAGGCTCATCCCCCCGTCCGCGTTCTGGCTGCTCTTCTCGACGATCTCGAATTGCGGCGCCCCGTCGCTGTCCAGCACCTTCCCCACCAGTGGCCGCGGCGCCCCCGCTCCAGCGCCCGGCTGCCGCCGCACCGACGAGTTCTCCAACGTGTTGTCGTCCGTGTACCACTCGTCCCGGTGGATTTGCGCGGTAATGAGCGCCGTCCCGTAGTTCGCGCCTGGCGCGATCTTGATGATGCGGAACTGCTGCCGGTCGAAGCCCTCCTTCTGGTAGGTCACCGTGACCAGGTCCCCAGGCTTGAGCCCCACCCCGTGCACGCTGGTTTCAAACTCGACGTATGTATTCCCCGCAATCGCCTTGTCCAGGTAGAACTTCGCCACCCTGGCCGCCTGATCGAAGTTCGGAATCCCCAGTACCGGCAGCGCCAGGCTGATCTCCTGCCCGGCTACCGCTACATCGTCCGCGTCCGTCAGCGACAGGCTGTCCTGCTGATACTCGTTGAACGCGTCCTGGAACTCCATGCTCACCCGGTTCGCGATCTCGGCCGTGCTTTTCGACCACACGCGGATCGCCGCCTCCCCGTTGGTCCTCCTCAGAATCCCCGAGAAGCCGTTCGAGCCGTCTCCGAACTCGTAGCTCGGCCATCCGCCGTTCAATGCCGCCGGGCTGTTGCTTCCTCCGGGCTTGGTCGGCTGCTGTAGCGCCAGCGTGTTCTCCACTCCCAACTCGAGCTGGCCCCCCGCCCCGTACCTCAGCAACAGCCGCGCCCCATTCCGGATCCCGCGCGCCACGTCCCCCGCGCTTCGGCGGTTCCGCAGGACCAGGTTGCACTGAAACCGCGGAATCTGGACCGCGTTCCCGAACAGGTCCAGCGCCGGGATCGACTCCGCGCAGTAGGCCGCCGCCCGCCCGAAGCTCCCCAGATCGATGTCGTCGAGACTCCACCCGCAGCGCTGCAAGACATCCAGCAGCACCCACGCCGGGTTGTTCGTGAAGCTCTCGCTCACGTAGCTCCCGTCCGGCGCGAACTGCTCCAGCTTCATTCCCTGGATCAGCACCTGGATTTGCGGCAGCGACGTTCCGCTGTTGATCCGGTTTGGGACCACCACCGAGAGCAACGCCATGCTGCCGTATGGGTCCCCCAGCGGGTTGCCGGCCCCGTCCGCGAAGTTCAGATCGAAACCCCCGGTCCGGCCCCCCGCCGTGACCGTGTTGAACCACCCGGTCGCCGTCATGTTCGTTCCCGGCTGCCCCTCCGGGATCACGATGTTGTTCACCAGCACTTGCAGCACCGACGTGATCTCGCCCATCCCCAGCAGCACTTCCATCCGGGTCAGGTTCCCGTCGTTCTTCGAGAAGACAATCAGCGGCGAGTGCCATGCCGTTCCGTAGATCAGTGGCACATAGTCGTTGTAACGCGCCTCGTTGTCGAGCGGATCGGAAACGTGGAACGACTTGTCCCCGTAACTCCGCACCAGCGTGCTCGCGGGCACGTATTCGATTCCGCCAAACCGCCTCGTCGGCCGCGCGCTGCTGTCCTGGGAGAACATCCCTCGCGCTTCGCAATCCCCTCTCGTCCGGCTGCAGATCGTGTACGGCGCTCCCGCACTCAGGTTCCCCGCCCCGCCGTCCTGGTCCGCCGAGTACCCGCAGCGGTAGAACGGCGAGTATCTGTGTCTCGCGTCCCCTCCCGTCACCGCTTCCAACCGTTGCGCCGCGCTCGCCGGGAACTGCCACGGGCACCGCTTCTGCACCCGCACATCCGGAAGCGACACGCGTTGCAGATTCAGGCTGTTGCTCGCCGTCAGCCGCAAGGTCGTTTCCGTGATCTCCTGCGGTGCGTCCGCGATCCCGTGAAACAGCACCTCTGCCTCCGCCGCCGCCGCCCCCTGCCGCAGATCGAAGAACACGAACCGCACCGTGACCTGGCTGCCCTTCCAGCCCGTGCTCCGCTCGATCTGGGAGAAATGCGAATCCGCGTTCGCCAGGCTGATCCAGATCCGGGCCAGCGCGTCGATGCCCTCGTCCGCGCCCGCCCGGAGGTCGAACAGGTTGTGGCGCAGCACCCGCGCTTCGTAACGGTGGCCTTCGAAGTCCACCCGGTGCGTGCTCCACCTCTCGAGCGCGCCCGAGGTCAGCTCGCAGTCGAACAGCAGTAATGGCGTCTCGGTGACGCTCTGTTCCTTGAGCTCGTTGATTGTCGCCATCACCCACTCGCTCGAATCCGCACCGTGCAGGAGCTGCTACCCACCCCGTCCGCCGTCCGTGTCAGCGTATCGTCCAGAAACGACGCGTTCGCGTGCACCCCGCTCCGCCCCGCTGTCTTCTTGTACTGTGACGCGCCGGTCTGCGCCTCCGCCTGGAATCCGAACAGCTCCACGGCGTCGCCGGCCTCTATGGTCACGCCGAAGTTCACGCTCTCCTCCGTGGCCGCCAGGTTGGCCCCGTACTCCAGCCGTTTCCAGACCGGCCCGATCGCAAACCCTTTGCTCGCCGGCTTCGTCTGGGTGCTCTGGAACAGGGTGATGCTGGTGGCCGCCGCGCTGCGCGCATAGACGCTAAGACAGTACTGATAAGACCCCGGCCCGCTCACGGCCTGCTGGATGCTCTCGGCCGATGCGCCCTGGTTCGTGATCCGCGCCGCTCCCGTGCCCCCCAGCGGGTCCGCGACGCCGACGGTCACTGCCAGTCCGGCCCCTTTGATCCACGCGGCCGCGGTCGGGTCCTCGCTCCAGCTCAATAGATTGTCGAACGGATCCAGAAACGTGAATGAGCCCAGCCGCCCTTCCACCGCCTCGAACAGGGTCTCGATCGCGCCCCACTCCGTGTCGCTCAGCCCGCTGAGATCCAGGCGCCACTCCTGCGCGCTGGCCATCGGGTCCGCCAGCTTCACCGTGCTGCCGTCAACCGCTTCATTCACCAGCGTGCGTCGCAGTACTCGCCGGCTCCCAGGGAACTGGCCCATCGCCCCAGTCGCGAGCTGTGGAAAGTATCGCATCTCAGTTGTTGTTTTCCCTCACCACCAGGGTCAGACTGCCTCGTGTCTCGCCCACCAGCTCCATCGCGAATTCGTCGGCCTCCAGGCTGCAATCCGCGTGCACGCTCCCGTCCCACGGGTCCTGGAACGAGAAGCTCCCGAACCTGCCCTGTGCCGAAATGAAGAACTCCTGGAGACGGGCGATTTCCGTCTCGTCCAGCAGATCCAGGCGGATCACCCACCGCCGCCCGGCCGCCCCCCGGGCCCGGTAGCGTTGCTCCGTCCCGTCGAGGAATCGCACCACTTCGGTCGCCTGCGACAGCGCCCGGCTGGCCGGGTACTGCGCTACCGCTCCGGTCTTCAGTTTCGGAAATGCGCTCATAGCTCGCTCACCACGTCGTTCAGTGAGTGCGAGTTCAGCATGGCCTGGCGCACCGCCAGCGCGATCTCGTCGCTGTGGTCCAGAAACGACCGGCTGTCCATGGCCTGCACTTGAATCGTGATCTGCGGCGCGCTCACCCTCGTGCCCGCCCCGCTCCCGAGTTCCACCGCCACCGCCTCGCTGCGTGGGATGCCGCCTGCCACGTCCATCGGCGGCAGCGGGGAATACCTCGACAGCGGCGGCGCGGCCGTCAATTCGCTCCGGCTGATCCCGCCCTCGACGGCAATCGGCGGCAGTGGGGAATACCTCAATAGCGGCGGCGCCGCCCCCGCCTCGCTGCCTGCGATGCTGCCTTCCAAGTCAATCGAGGCCAACGCCGAATACGTTGCCGCGGACTGCTCCTTCGCCGCTTCGTTGCGTGCGAGGCTGCCTTCCAGCTCGATCGATGCCAACGCCGAATACTTCGCCGCTTCGCTGCCTGCGATGCTGCCTTCCACGCCCATCGAGGCCGGCGAATACGTCGCCCCAGGCTGCGCCGTCGCCGCTCCGCTGCTGGTGATGCTGCCTTCGAAGCTGATTGACGGCGGCGGTGTGTAGCTCACCAGGGCTGGCGGCGTCGGGGTGCTTCCTCCTCCGCCCGTGAAATAACTCACCAGCGCGGTCAGCCACGGCGAGAGCACCAGACCGCTGCCCAGGGTCTTCCCCAGCGTGCTGCCGGCGCTCTTCACCGTCGATCCGCTGTCCGAGCTGCTCTGAGCCGCCGTGTTCTGCTGCACCGCCTGCGTGTTCTGGTTCACGGCGTCCGTCTGCGTCTGGGTCACCGTGGCCAGTTGCGCGAATTGCGCCGCCAGTTGCGTGTTCCCCTGCAAACTGGCCGTCAAGTCGCTTACCAGCCCGGCCAGCACCTCGCTCACGCTGCTGCCCGTGCCCGTAATGGTCAACACGCTGGTCGATCGTTTGTTAGTCGTGGCCACGCCTCACCTCTTCGGATAGCTCGCGCTCCAGCAGCAGCATCGCCTCCGCCTGCCGCGCCGTCAGGCTCTGCGCTTCCGGGTACCCAAGCCGCCTCCAGGCGTGGAATTCCTCCAGCCATCCCACGCTTCTTGCGGTAATGAACGACCTCGGGCATTCGCTCGTCGAAACCGTCCTCCGCGCCCAGACCACCCTGGGCGCGCTCTCCCGCCCCCGCCGCAGCCATCCGCATCGCCGCTTCGGCTCCAGCCCATTTCGCCGGCATTCGTCGCACCTCCACGCGGCTGGATTCGAGTACCCAAAGAAGTGAAAGGCGACGATCAGTTTTTTCTTTCTTCTTCCGTCAGTCCGCACTCCGCGCGGATTGCCGCCAGGACCTCCCGGCACAGCTCCTCCGGCCCCGCCGCGATCAGCTTCTCCGGCGTCGCCGGCTGCCCGTCCAGCGTCAGCCCTTCCACCCGCACCAGTCCCCAGCCCAGGTACAGCCGGTCGATCTCGCACGCCAGCAGCGCCCCCTCCAGCTTCTCCCGCGGATCGTCTCCCGCTTCCAGGCATTCCACCTTCCGCGCCAGTTCCCACACCCGCCGCGTCAGCTCGATCCGCCGCCCCAGCGACATCCGCACGATCGTGAACTTGACCCCCGGAGCCCTCCCGGACTCGATGGTCTTCTCGCTCTCGTATTGCATCGCCTCACCCATGCGGCGCAGGCGCTTTCGCCTACCCCTTATCCGAAGGCCACGTAAATCTCGTCGTTACCGGTACCCTGCGCCTGGCAACCCGTGAACTTCCACTGCAATCGGTTCTCGCTGTCGTCGAATTCCGGCACCTCCGGAACCACGCTCTTCAAGTACGCCCCGAACAGTTGCCCCGACTGCTGCCCGAGCTGCACCATCACCCCGATCGGCGAGAGCTGCCGCGCCGCCTGGTACAGCGCCTTGGTCGCTGCATCGTTCTGCTGGAACAGATCGAAGTCCACCGTCACCGTCCTCAGTCCGGCCGAGATGCACCGCGGCGCGTCGCTTCCGAACTCCAGGGCCCGCAGTTCGATGTCGTTCTCCAGAAGCAGCTCGGCGGCCGTGATGGTGTAGAACCGGTCCGGCGTGTTCCCCAGCCACGCCTGACCCAGATGCCCGGGGATGATCGAGTAATCGAACTGCTCCAGCGCCGGCTCCGCCGGGAAGCTCGTCAGCTCGCCCTCGCCCTCCTGGAAGCTCGTGCTGTCGACCAGGTCCCGCGCCCCGCCGCTGAACTGGAACTCGTGATAGTCCCCGTTCACCAGAATCCGCATCTTGTCCACTGCCGCGCCGCTCAGGATCCGCTGCGCCGCCCCGCTCGGACTCCAGTAGTCGAAGATGCTCACCGTATCCAGCGCCGTGGCCGGCCCATACGTCACCGTCGGCCCGATTGCCGCTCCCGTCCCCGGCAGCGACGTAAGTGGCGCGTTCAGCTCGACTGTCAGCGGGTCCACGATCGAGTTAACGAACCGCAGCTCCCCTCCGCAACTCACCGCCTGGCCCGCCGCGAGCCCGTGCGCGCTCGAGAACGTCAGCAGCTTCAAGTTCTGGTTGTTCCCCGCCGTGCCCCCGTTAAAGAGCACCGCCGCGCCCCCCAGGCTCGCCTGGAACAGCGGCCCGTAGCCCGGTTCCGCGTCCTGCCGCGTCCAGCCCGTCATGTACGTTCGCACGTCGAACGTGGTCCGCTTCCTCAGCCCCGCCGGCGGCCCCGGAAACGTCCGCGTCCCGGTCTTGTCCTTTCGTTTCGGACGCTCCAGCCGCTGGCTCGTCGCCAGCTTCACCGCCGGAAACCGGTTCCGGCTTTCGATGGCCGCCACTTGCCCGTAACTCAGCTCCAGCGCCACGTACAACCGGTTGTCATTCGATGATATGTATCCACACGGCATATCAGTAACTCCGCCCCTTTCCTGTAGCCTTCCTGCGCCACCCGCTTGCTCACGCGCGCGGCTCGGTAACGTAGCCGAGCCGCGACCGTGAGGGAGCGGTCCCCGCCGTTAGCTCCCGGCTCCCTCAGTAGCTCACGTCCACCTCGAACTGGACCTTGGCCGCCTGTAGGAAGTTCTTGCCCCCGTGCTTGATCGGCCCGAACTCCACCTTGTACCCGCCGGTATAGAACATCCCCGATCCCCAGTCGCCTCGCTGCGCGTCGAGCACCTCCGTCGCCGCGCCCGCGTAATACTGTAGGTTCTTCGATACTTGCTCCAGCCGGTCGTGCGTGACCCTCACCTCCACGGCCATGTGCGCTTTCCCGGAGAACGTCCGGAACTTCTCCGTCAGCAGGTTGGTCAACCCTTCGCAGTACACGTACACCGCCGGGTACATCACCCCCGCGGTTCGTTCCGCGGTCTCATACGCCACCTGCTGCGCGATCACCTGCCTCGAGTCGATGGCCGCCAGTTCCACGCTCTCCTGCGCCGCCAGCGCCGCCACCCGGTATGGCAGTCCGGTTGCCGCCGTCATGATGCTCAACACCTTGTTCGTTGCCGCGCTTCCTAGTGCCGCCATTCTTTTATCCCCACAGCACCTTGGGACCCGGACGCAGGAAGTAGTCCGGCGCCTGTCCCGTCCCCGCCGGCGTGCCTTGCCGTAGCCCCGAGACCGGCTCGGTCCAGGCTTCCTCGACTGCCAGCGGCGCCTCGTTCTGTAGCGTCTGGTCCGTCACCGACAGCCCGGCGTACACGTTCCACGAGCGTGCTTGCGCCGGCGCGCTCACCGGCGTCACCACCAGTCCGTTCCCCTCCGGCACGCTCAGGATCGCCATCTCGCTCGGGCTGCCCTCCTCGGCATCGATATTTCGCCACGCCACGCGCACAAAGTACGTTGCCGCGCTCACCGCCACCGGCACGTAGCTCAGTTGCGGCATCGCCGCCCGGGGGATCGGGTCGATGACGATTCCCAGCCCGATCTCCAGCAGTGCGTCCCACGCCCACTGCGCCAGTTTCTGGTATTCTTTCCACTTCGCCAGGTAGCGGTCGTTCAACTGCCGGTGGTACGCGTCCCGGTAAACCAGGGCCAGCGTGCGGAACGTATGCCACTTGTGCAGCGGCTCCGTCACCACGATGTTTCCCAATCCCAGCGTGCTGTCGCGCCACGATAGGTACGCTTCCAGCTCGATCCCCAACTCCTCTTGCGCCAGGCCCAGCTTGACCGTCAGATCGATCTGTTCCGTCGTGGCCGCTTCCAGGATCGCCGATTCGTACCCGATCAAGTCCTCGATGATCGAAATCGTTCCATCAGTGAATATCGCCATAGACCCACCGCCTCGCCCCTGGCTCCCGCCCCGCGCTCCACTAAACCTTCGAGCGCGACGCCCCCTTCAACGCCCGCAGATCCGCTTCCGAGATCACCGTGATCTGCATCCGGTTCGCCGTTGCCGCCTGCTCGGCCGCCCGCTTGGCCTCGGCCGCCTGTTCGCGGTGTTCGCTGGCCTCCTCCGCCGTGGCCAGCCGCGCTCGTCCCTCCACGATCAGCTTCGCTGCCACGAGGCGCGGCACTTCCGTCCGCACTCCGGCGCGCCCGCCGTCCGGCGTTTCCTGGCTCAACACCACCACGTGCGCTTCGCCAAGGGCCGCTTCAATCTGCCGCACCTTCTGGTAGTAGACTTTCAGGTCCATATTCCCTCTCCACCCGGTCGATCCTCCGCGCGCCGTTAACTGCGGGCGCCACCTCGCGGTCCGCGGAAGGTCCGAGAGCCCCAGCTTCCCACCGAGGCTCCCAACCGTTCTGCTACCCTCGGCCACCGTGCCGCCAGCCCTCACCTTGTCCCCCAGCGGCAATGGATTGTGGGCTGTTGGCCGCTGGCCGATGGCTTCTGCTAGCTGTTCACCTGCACCGCGAACCCGTTCCGCAGCACGCCCACACCGTACAGCACGTCCACCGTGAACTGCTGCGCCAGCGTGTTCGGCTGATAGCTCAGGATCACGCGCATCCCGAAGTTGCCCAACTCGGCGTACTCCGCGATGGCGCCCGTCCCCGGCAGCGGCTGTGGCAACCGCCGCACCACCAGTCCCAGCGCGCTCCGCGTGAACGCCAGGTTGTGCGTCGTCACCGGCGAGCTCCCCGTCTTGGCCACGAACTGCGACCGCAGCACGAAGAAGTCCTTGATCTTCCCCACGGTCCCGTCCACCAGCGCCCGCATCCCCGCGTCCCCGGCTTTGTCGTACTCGCTGAATCGCACGATCTGTCGCAGCGCCGAGTAGCTGGCCGCGTCCACCACCAGGTACTTCGGCTCGCTGCCCGGCACCTTGGCCTGGAACAGCGCCGTCTCGGCCGCATCCACCACGGCCTCGGTGAGCGCCGTGCCCGCCGTCCCCACCGGTGTGTTCGACGTGAAGCTCGCGTACAGGTTCAGCAGGTCCGTCTCGATCCTCTCCGCGAGCGCCACCATCGCCGGCTGCATGTACAGCTTCAAAAGGTCCGGCACCGCCAGCACCTTCGTGACGTCCGGCACCTGAAAGGTCGCTTCCGCGTGTGTGTTCAGCACGATCTGCGCGTTCCCCAGGTTCGGGTTCTGCGTTTGCACCGTGCCGCCTTCCGCTATGTTGTTGGCCACCAGGGTCGGCGGAATCGGCACGTTCACCGTATCCCCCGCCTGGGCCAGAATTGGCTCGAAATCGCGATTGACCAGGTTCCCCATCACCAGGTTCCCCATCAGAGCCGGCAGCGCATCCACCGCTACGAGTTTGACAATCGCGTTAGCCACGTTAGTTGAAGTTATCGCTGGCATTCATCTCTCCTCTCACTCTGATCTCTCACTTCTTACTTCGTCCTTCTTACTTCGTCCTTCTTACTTCGT